ATGTCGTTCGGCACGGGCAACGGCACCGCCTGGGGCCTGCAGGTGGTCATGTCGCGCAACTTTGACGGCGACACCCTGATCATCGGCGATGCGAGCGGCTACGAGCTGTTCGAGCAGCAGAAGGGTGCCCTCTCGGTCGACAACCCGAGCGACCTGTCGCGCACGATCGCCTTCCGTGGCTACTTCGCCGCCAAGATGATCGACGCTGACAAGTTCGTCAAGGCCAACTTCGTCTAAGCCTGACAGGCTGACCGACTGCCCATGGCCACCTATGCGATCACACACCGCCAGGTCACTGACGACTACCTCGTCGTGCAGACCTTGGAGGGCACAGACATAGGGACCGGGCAGTCGGTCACGCTTGCAGGGCTTGGCGCGACCCTGAATGGGACGTACACCGTCGAGGATGTGCCGGTGTATCTGTTCCTTGGCGTGGATGACCAGGGCGATTTCATGTTTGACCCTGCTGTCACCATCCTGAACCAGCTGTTGATGCCGAAGACCCACGCCGACATTGCGCGTGGGCCTGTGGACGGCACGCTGACGTTCACGACCACCTGCACATGGATCACCAACCAGATGGTCATTGACTGGCTTGGCATCGCCACAGCCACGGCGAATGACACGGCTTTCATCACCAAGTGCGTTGGGGCTGCCAATGCCTACGCCTACCGCCGCCGGCGGGAAGCCGGTTACTACGACAGCCTCACAACGGTGCCTGGTGGCGATGTAGAGCTTGGCACCATCATGTTCGCCGGCAGCCTGTACCGCGAGCGGGGATCCGTTGATTCCTTCGCGTCGTTCGAGCAGATGGGCACGCCTGTGCCCTTCGGTGCCAATGGGCAGATCAATCGTCTGCTGGGCATCAACAGAAGCCAGGTTGCATGACCGCTTCCGGCATTTTCGGGGAAGCTCGAGCAACGCTGGTGGCTTCACTGCAGGCGCTGGGCCTCACTGTCATCACCGACGTGCGTAACGCCCGGCCGATTTCGGTGCTGGTTGATCCGCCAACCTTCACCTGCTTCAACAGCAACATCGCGGAGATTGAGATTGGTGTCAAGATCCTTGCGGCCCCGCCGGGCAACCAGGACAGCCTTGACTACCTGATCACGACGGCCGACACCATCATGAACAGCAGCATTTCGCTGATCCGTGGTATTCCCGGCGTCATGCAAGTGGGCGGGCAGGAAGTCCCGACCTATGACCTCACCGTACGAGTCGGAACCCAAAGGAGTTAACCGCCATGGCGACTACGACTTACCTTTCCCAGCCTGAAGTCCTGACGGTCGACACGGTCGACCTCGTGGATCAGTGCAGCAGCATCAGCTTTACCCTGGGCTACGCCAGCCTGGACAGGACTGCTTTTGGCGACACCGGCAGCCAGATGACCGCCGGTCTGCAGACTGTCAGCGGCACCATGACCTTTTACGTCGACTACGGCGCATCCGGCGTTGAGGCCACCATTGCCGCAGCTCTTGGCCTCGGCACGACTGACATTGTCGTCAAGAAGTCCAGCGGGGCAATCGCGGCCGACAATCCCGAGTGGACGATCAGCAACACCATGATCGCTGACGCGCCCATCACCTACTCTGTGGGCGAGCTTCAGGTCGCGGAGGTGTCGTTCGAGGGCGGTACTTGGGTGCGCGACGTTACGCCGTAGCAATCACGAGGGGAGACACAGATGGCCAAAGCAGACACCGGCAAGCCGCTTCGCTTCACCACCACAGGCGGCACCTGGACAGTCCAGATCGGCGGGTATAAGAACATTGTTCACTTCGAGCGGCACTTCAACACTTCAGCCCAAGTGCTGGAGCGTGCGCCGAGGGTGGAGTACGTCTTGTACCTGGCATGGGACGCTGCCCGAGCGGAGGGCTTGCCGGTCCCCGAGAAGTTCGACGCTTTCATCGATGAGATTGTCGACTTCGAGGAGCTCGAGGACGAGGCGGGGGCAGACGAAAACCCTACCCCAGGGGATCAGTCGGCAGAGCATTAGCCGTCGTGCTGGTGCAAACAGGCTTCTGGCCCCCTGACCTAGACTTCACGATGAAGGATCTGAACACCATCCTGCAGGTGATGAACGAGAGCCAGAGGTAATGCCGGCGACGATCAAGACAGAGGTGGTGGGGGTCAAGGAAACGATCAAGGCATTGCGCCAGGTTGACCCCGAATTCCGAAAGCAGTTCAACCGCGCCGCGAAGGATGTGGTTGCGCCGATGGTGGCCGAGGCCAAGAGCCTGTACCCGCAGCTGCCGCTTTCCGGCATGGCTCGGCCGTGGACGCCCAAGAGCTTTTCCATCTTTCCGTGGCAGGTAGCCAAGGTCCGTTCCGGCGTGAAGGTCAAGACCTCTACGCGCCGCAACAAGAACGCCGTGCTTTACGTGAGCCAGGGCGAGCCCGCCGGCGTCCTGTTCGAGACTGTCAGCAACAACAAGCCCCTTGGCACCAACATCCGGGCCCGTTCTGACCGCGTGCTGTGGCCTACGGCTGACAAGCATGCGCCGCGCATCAACGCTGGCATCGAAAAGATCGTGGCCGAGGCAGAAAAGGTCGTCCAGGGGATGGTGGGCTAGTGGCCATCACAATTCCGATCCTGACCGACTTCAACGGTCGCGGGATCGACAAGGGCATCGCGCAGTTCCAGAAGCTCGAGACAACCGGCCAGAAGGCTGGCTTTCTCATTCGCAAGGCCGCGCTTCCTGCAGCTGCAGCCATCGGTGCCCTCGCCGCCGGCGCGGTCATGGCGACCAAGGCAGCCGCCGAGGACGCTGCCGCAGCTGACAAGCTGGCTAACACCCTTGGGCGCGTCACCAAGGCCAACCAGGCGGCGCTGGGAGCGGTTGAGCCCTACATCAGTGCGCTGTCGCAACAGGTGGGCGTTACGGATGACGAGCTGAGGCCGGCGCTTGGGAAGTTGGCGACGGCAACTGGGGATCTGACCAAGAGCCAAGAGCTGCTCGGCGTCGCCTTGGACGTAAGTGCGCAGACGGGCAAGCCGCTGGAATCAGTCACCACAGCACTTGCCAAGGCTTACAGCGGCCAGTTTGGCGCTCTCAATAAGCTGCTGCCCGGTTTTGACCAGGGCATCATCAAGAGCAAGGATTTCACGGCCGCGCAGGACGAGCTCGCCCGCCTCACTGGCGGCGCAGCGTCCGAAAGTGCCAACACTGCCGCCGGCCAGTTCCGCCGCTTCCAGATCACACTGCAGGAGACTAAGGAGAGCATCGGCGCGGCCCTGCTGCCGGTGCTCAACGCCTTCCTGCCAATCCTGCAGTCCGTAGCCAATTGGGTGCAGGAGAACAGCCGGGTGGTGGTGATTCTCGGCGCAGGCATCGCCACGCTTTCCGGCATCGTCTTGGCCGTCAACGCGGCGATGAAGTTGGCAGCTGCTGCCACGGCCGTGATGACTGCTGCGCAGATCGCGCTGAACATTGCCATGAGCGCCAACCCCATTGCAATCGTCGTACTGGCTATCGCTGGGCTGGTGGCTGCAATCGTCATCGCTTACAACAAGAGCGAGACATTCCGCGACATTGTCAATGCGATAGGCAGCGCCCTAGCCGGCGTTGCCCGGTGGATCAACGACAACGTGGTCCCCGCCATCAGCCTGTTCTGGAACACGATGAAAACAGCGTGGAAGTGGATTGACGAGAAGGCTGGTCCGGTCCTTGACGCTTTGAAACTATCGTTGCAGGCGGCTTTTGCGCCAATCACGGTTGCCATCAGTGGGATGCGAACGCTGATTGACCTGCTGGGTTCATGGAAAAAGCAGGTTCCAGCTGGTGCAACGGGTGCTGGTGCTATTAGCGGCGGTGGTGGTGGCATCCCGATCCCACGCGGAGCCGCCGGCGGCATCGTGCGGCGTCCGACGCTCGCCATGATCGGCGAGGCTGGCCCCGAGGCCGTCATTCCGCTCAACAGAACACGCGGGAACGGGCCGCTGCCCGATGGCATGGGCATGAACATCACGGTCAACGCCGGTTTGGTGTCGACGCCCGATCAGGTGGGCCAGCAGATCATCGAGGCCATCCAGCGGGCGCAGCGGCGCTCGGGCCCGGCGTTCGCTCCGGCATGAGTGCTCCGACCATTCAAGTCCTGGTTGGCTTTGAGCAGACCGTCGACTTTGCAACGCCGTTTCAGCTCGATTCCCCGACGTTTGGCGAGCTTGATAACGACACCCTTGGCGGCATCCAGATGATCGACGTGACCACGATGGTGCGGAGCATCAGCATCACCAGGGGGCGCAACCGCGACACCGAGCAGTTCAACGCCGGCACGGCATCGGTGGTGTTCTACGACCCGAACCGCGACCTTGACCCGTTGAATGAGGATTCGCCGTATTACCCGTTCGTCGGGCCGCGCCAGCCCATCGAGGTCTACGCCAACGGCCTGCCGATCTACGCGGGGACGATCACCGATTGGGACCTTGACTACGACTTCACCACGCCCGGCAACCGGATGACGGCGCAGTGCGCTGACAACTTTACGGTGTTGGCCAACATGACCTTTGCCGCATGGGCGCCGGTGGAGCAGCTGTCAGGCGCAAGGATCACCGCATCGCTGGCACGTCCTGAGATTTCTTACCAAGGCCCGCGGTCACTGGACGCAGGTCAGAGCACGCTAGGAGGCACACCCGGCGGCGGTAGCGCCTACGACGTCGCCCAGGGCACAAACGTGCTGAGCTATCTGCAGCGCGTGGCGGCGTCCGAGGGCGGGTTCCTGTTCATGGATCACCAAAACATCTTGACGTTCGTGGACCGTAGCCAGAACATCAACCCGTCGGCCGTGGCCGCATTTACTGAGGACGGCACCGGCATTGCCTACAGCTCACTGACCAATCAGTTTGGCGACGAGCTGCTTTTCAACAGCATCCAGATGCAATCCCCCGCCGGCAACGTGCAAGTCGCATCCGACGCCAACAGCATCGCCCGCTACCAGGCATCTCAGTATTCCAAGCTCGACCTGCTCAACAGCGATACCGACGAAGTGCTTGACCTCGCTAACGCATTTTTGGCCACGCACGCAAACCCGATCCTGCGATTCACAGGCGCCAGCCTGCAGCTGGCCGCGTATGACGTCGCGCATCAAAATGACGTTTTGGCACTGGATCTGGTTGACGTCGTAACCATCCAAAAGTCGTACGACGTCGGAAGCCCTGCCAGCATCACCGAGCCACTGATTGTCAGTGGGGTTCAGCATTCAATTACGCCAGGCAGTCACACGGTTTCTCTGACTTTCGAGCATGTCGATTCCCGGGCATACTTGACGCTCGATGATCCAACGCTCGGACAGCTTGACAACAACTACCTCTATTTCTAGGAGTCACCGTGGCTTGGACACAGCCGAAGACAGATTTCTCGCCGGGCAATGTGCTTACGGCCGCGCAAATGAACGCCATTGGCGAAAACCTCGTCACTATTGGGGAAGCGTGGACTGAATACACCCCGACTGTCGCCGGCGGCACGATCACGCTCGGCACAGGGGGTCAGAACGTGGCGCGGTACATCGAAACGGATGCTCTCGTGATGGTGCAGGGGAGAGTGCTGTTCGGCACTGGCGGATCGGCCGCCTCGGGCCCGATTACCCTTTCGATGCCTACCGCTGCTCGGACAGGATTTGGGGCTCTCGGTCAGTCGTTGGCGTATGACGCAAGCGGGTCAACTTATGGGTTGGGCACCGTCGAGCTGGCGAGCGGGGCAAGCGTCGTGAACATGCGTTTCATGGTCGCGGGCGGAACCATTAAGGGGTTTGGCGGTAACGATCCCTTTATTTGGGCAGCCGGCGACGCGCTGGCCTGGACGATCTTTTATGAGGCCGCTTCGTAATGAAAGAGCCCACCAGGGGACT